TCTTTCAAATTCTGTTTTAATTTCATTATATTCCGAATTCATATTAAATTTTTTATGCGAATGTATACCCTTTGCTTCTAGTCTATCTAATAATCTTATGAATTCTGCTTTTTCTTTTTGTAATTCTTCATATGTTTTTTGTGGTTCAATTATTGGTGGATTTAAATTTATATTTGATGTGATTGGATTATCATCCATTATATTAGTTGGTTTCTTATCATCTGAAAATAAATCATCTAAATTTAAATCAAGATCATCTTTTTTATCATTTTCCATACTAATACTTGTAATTGGTTTTGTTTCTGTAATCGAACTTAAAGGTGTAGATGGTTTAGTTGTACCTATATCACTCAAATTTAATGTAATATTATTATTTTCTATACTATCATTATTTAATACAGGGTCCGAGGGTTTAAATTCGGATGATTTATTTTCAGAAGTTCCAGTTTTATTTTTGTTAATTAATAAATCAATCCCTATATTTGATTCTTTCTTTTCATACTTATCGTTAAATATATTAATATTATTTGATGGTGTATTATCTAATGTTATAGATGATCCAACATTTACACTTTTATGATTATTGCTCTCTAAGTCTAAATTAATTTCTTCCATAATTAATATTAGTATATAAACTTATTTCTTTAATATAACGCAATTATTTATTAATATTCATCAAATATTGAGTCATCAAATAAGCATCTGCTAAATCATCTTTTTTTTTATGACTATTAAAATAATCTAATACATTAGGTTGATCAATCATCATCTGACAATGTTTAATTGCCGTCATTTTAGTTCTTTTATATTTATCTTTAATCTCAGTAATCTTAGTTAATTCATCATCTTTTGGACCTTTATATACTTTTGTTTTATTGCTAGCATTAACTAATTTTATAGTATTTATTTTTTTTTTTTTTATCAAAAAATAGGAATACAACATAATTTGTATTGATTTCATGGTTGGATTTTTTAACACTGGTTGATTTTCTATTATAATATTTTCACATTTCAAAAATAATGGATTAGCATCTAATGCTGAAAATAAATTAGTTCCCAACTCTTCTAATGTATATTTACTACACTTTTTGGGAGGTTTAATTTTTTTTATCATTTTTTGTTCTTTCACAGTTAAGGCATTATAGTGTTTATTACAATATTTAAATGAATCATCTTTTCTATTAATGTATATTGCTTTTGATTTACACAGATTTCCATTTTTGTTATAACATATACATTTATGTATAATCGGTTCATCTATTAAATTAATTATTTCAAGTTCTTTAATTTTATTAGAATTATCTACTATACAATATGCTAAATTTTTGATACCTATATCCCAACCTATATACATTCAATCTAAAATATTTTAAGTTTTAAATGTTTTTATATTTAACATTTAATATAAAATTGAATATTAATTTTCAGATGTATTTGAAGTACAAATCACAAATATGCCATCTATTTCAAAAGAAGTATTTGAAAACTCACACCGGAATCAAATCAATGTCGCGATTGTCGGTTCGGTTAGCGTTGGGAAAAGCACCTTGCTTAATACTATTTTCGCAGAGGCATTTTCAGACTGTAAGCTTAAAAGAACTACAATGACGCCTCAAGTATATTATGAATGTGGTGGTGATTATGATGCTCAGTCTGATTTGACTACTGAAATTAGAGCCCAAAATACGGTTATTAATCAGCAACTTATTTCTAAAACTGAACAAAAAATTCCAATCACCTATGATGATATTCAAGAAACCCACCATATTGTATCAAACATTCATGATTTTACTAAACTAGAAGAAGATATTTACCTTACTATTTATGATATTCCTGGTGTAAATGATAGAGAAACTAAAGAGTTGTATTTTAGATACATTACCGAAAACTTCAACAAATTCGACATTATTATTTATGTTGTAGACATTTATTCAGCATTGAATACGAGTGATGAAATAGATATTCTGGATAATCTAGTGTCTAACTGTAAATCTAATTATGAAAACTATGGCATTCACAACAAAATGATTATTCTAGCAAACAAATGCGATGAAATGTATCTTCATGATGATGGACATACCCTTGTTCTAGATGAAGAACTTCAAGAAATGATGGACCAACTCAAAAGTGTAGTAGATCAAACCATTAATTCTACATTTCCATGTCTTGATTACAAGATTCTTCCAATCAGTTCAGAAAATAGCTTTATTTATAGGGTTTACTCCAAGGACAGGTCAGTTGAAATAGATATTAAATATTTGAATAAATTTGGATACAATGAATATGGTAAAAGACGATGGAACAAAATAACCGAAAAAAAGAAACGGTCAAAGATTCGCGAATTGTTGGATGATCCAGAAAATGATGTTAATGAAACCTTGACTACTACTGGGTTCTCTGGATTCAAAAATATATTGAACACATATCTATCCAAACAGAATCAAAAGATTTACATTAACAACCACATTCAACAAGGCATTCAACGCATTGATGGAAACACACAAATTGATATTACTAGTGACATCAACAAATTCTATGAATACTACTTGATGTACAAAGATTTGTCTGCCAGAATTCCGGATGGTATTAATACGCATGATTTGTTTGTAGAAGCAATTACACAGTATTTGAATAAATGGAATGATGATATTATTAATGGTTTTATTGAAATCAAGGAAACCACCGAATCATACATAGTTTATAAACTATCATATCCACACCATCTTCCACAAATGGAAGAAGCTAAACAAATGATTGATTATGCTAAAAAAATGTTTGATAGTAATATTCCAATCATTAATGAACTATCATACGCTATTACATCCGCCATTAATAATCATTATGTTGATGATATTAATAACCAAACAAAACCATTATCACAACTGTTTGGACATTTTAAATCATTGATTTCTAATAAATTCAAAATAACCAATGAACTTATAGCAAAATTTGTAAAAAATGAGGCTTTTGTAAATCAATCACCAAATGATATTGTAAAATATATATTAGCCTTCTCATCTATTGGAATTTTAAATATTAATGAATTAGAGAAAGAAAAAATGGAAATCCGAAACGCCAATGGACCCAGTGAGGTTGAAGAAGTCGAAATAGATGGTAAAAAGTATACGCGTCGGAGGAGAAGTAACGGTGAAGAATTGGTCAATGGGGTGTGGAAGGCTTGGGTCAATAATGAATGGAAAACAGTTGTTACCAAGAAGGGAATTTGTGGCTTTCCTCAGTATGAGGACTCAAAGGGTATTGTATATGATCAAAATAAGGTGGATGTTTGGGGTGGGAAATTCGTATTAAATTAATATTTATAACTTCAAATCCGCTGGCAAATCTTCAACTACAGTATTATAATATTCTTCTATATCGGTCATTTTTTTTACATCATAGCGGGTCAAAAAATTAATAGCAGTTCCTTTCCTTCCAAAGCGACCACTCCGCCCAATACGATGAATATAGCTTTCAATATTATTTGGAATATCATAATTAATCACCAACGATACTTGTTGAACATCAATGCCTCTTGATAATAAATCAGTAGAAATCAATATCCGACATGTACCATTTCTAAATTCTTCCATAATCTTATTACGATCATCTTGAGACAAATCACCATGAATACATTCTGCCGAAAAATTAGAATCACACAATCGTCTATACAAATCTTCAACCATTGTCCTAGAATTACAGTAAATAATAGTTTGTGATATAGAACACATATCATAAATATCACACAGTGTATCAAATTTATACTCATTATGTTCTAAATTAATTCGGTACTGAGAAATTCCTTCAAGTGTCAAATCCTCATTTTTTACCAAAATTTTAACTGGATTTCTCATAAAACATTTAGATAATCTAAAAAAATCAGGGGTCATTGTAGCACTAAACAATCCAACTTGAATATTATTAGGCAAAAATCTAAATATGTCATATATTTGATTTGAAAAGATTTTTGACAACATTTCATCTGCTTCATCTAAAATCATCACCTTCAAATATTTAGTATCCAAAGCTTTTTTATTTATCATATCTAATACACGTCCAGGTGTTCCAATTACAATATGTGGATTATTTAACAATTCATCTATATTATTCCTAACCGTTGTACCACCCACAGATAAATTAATTGTTAAATTCATATACTTTGATAAATTTTTAATGACTCCTTCTATTTGTAATGCTAATTCTCGTGTATGCGCTAATATAATAGCTTGTGTAACATCTTTAGTAGTATCTATACGCTCTAATACACCAATTGAAAAAGTTGCAGTCTTCCCAGTACCAGATTGCGCTTGAGCAATTAAATCACGACCATCAATTAATGGTTTAATTGCTTTTTGTTGAATCGCACTTGGTGTTTCATACCCATTTCCAAATATTCCACGCAATAATTCTGATTTAATTTCAAGGTCATCAAAATTTTGTGTTACAATAGTATTGTAATCCAATCCGTCTTCAGTTGGAGTATCACTATCATTTCCGTTATATGTATCCTCTCCGACAAATTCTTTAGTTGTTAAATTAATTTCGTTATTCATTAACAATAATAATACTATTATTGTTTAAATCATTTAAATATATATTATAATATATATTTAATGATTCCAAATGAGAATGATAAAATAAAGATTAAAAAAATAAAAACAAATAATATAAATTTATCTAAAGAAGATAACCCTGAAATAAAATATAATATTAGTAAAAACAAAAAAAATACTCAAACATTTAATGATACTATATGGTTAACTGGGTGTTAATTTACCATAATTTAAACATATTATTCCAAGTATAATAAAGATTAATCCAGTCCCTTTATAAATATTTATTTTTTCATTAAATATAAAATAACCAATTAAGGCTCCTAGCAATATAACCATTGCCTGGACATTTGGTATAATAAAAGATACTTCATCCTTTTTCAATAAATATAGCAATAACAATGACCCAATAATACCAGTCAAAACTGCCAATACTGTCCAAATTAAATCGGTGTTTGTTAGTTTTTTAAAACATGCTAAACTACAATCTTTATATTTTAATAAATATGATATAAATCCAATTACAATAAATATAGCAAATATTTGGTAAATTATTATAAATTCAAAAGTGTTAACATGTTTTGATGCTTGTTTTTTCAAAAATGGATTTAATGTAAATGCCAAAATCAATAAAACCATAAAAATATAGGTTGATATCATTTATAATAATAAAATATTATATTTCTGTAACATTAGATGTTTGAATAACGTTAGACTTAGAAGATTCTATAGATGAACTAGAACCATTATATATTTCCATATTCAAATGATTTGATTCTGTATTTGAATCTAATTCATTTTCCGAAGGTTCTCGTCCATTTAAATTAAAAAATGTGTCTACAAATTTTTTATTAATTGAAATATTATTTATTGTATTGATCATCGTTTGTCGATCGTTATTATCCATTTGGTAAATCTGTGTTGAATCTAATTTGTCTCCAATTTCAGGCTTTATTAAATCTGTATTTTTTTTAAATTTATCATTAAATGATGATAACACTGTTGGAATAATTAATGGAGATACTTCTATTAATCGTTCGTATTCATCTTTGTATATTTTTATTGCTTCATTGGATGGTATTCTATCTAATGGATGTAATGAACCTGTTGTTTTTAAATTATTATAAAATTTACCCCATGATACTGCCGCAACTCTATGACCTTCATTTAATTCTGAAATCTTTAAAAATTGATATACAGTAGTAATTATACCAGCAATAATAGATAACGTTCCGATACTCATAACCACATATTCTTTAACTTTGTCAGAAAATCTATCTTGGGCAAAATTTGCAGTTCCGGTTACGGTTGATATAATTATTACTGGTATAGTATACCAGGCATTTTTAGATTGATATATTTCTCTACATCGCGAATGCATCCATTGATAACATTGTGCTTTATCGGCCCATTCTTGGATGATTTTTTCTTCTTCTTCTTTCCAATAATTTCTATTGTTTTTTTGTTTTGATTTTGTATTTAAACTCATTAATTTAATAATTATATGTATCTTTTTAAATAGATTTATTTTCTAAAAAAAAACTTAATACTTTGGAGGTTTCAATTTGCAGAATTACCGATTCAGAGCATTCCTTAAAATATTCTATAATTTTATTAAAATTTTCATAGTATTTATTATATTCTAATAAAATCATTTCTTTTTTGTTCTTAATTTTAGATTCAAACGTATTGTTATGAATATTGTGTCTTGTATTTTTTGATATAGTTTTAGTTACAAAGGTATCAAATAGTTTATTATATTCATCTAATAATTTCAAGTTATTTATTGTACTATTAATTGTTTCGTTTAATTTTCCATATGTAATATTTTTGATTTTTTTAACATGAATTATTTTGTTAAAAATATTATCTTGATTGTAATTTCCTATTTCTAACTTATGTAATGATAATAATATCATTATAATGTATTCAGAAAGTTCAGAAACTTCATTCGAATATTTATTTAAAATAATAGTATAAATATTTTTATAATAAATGTATTCATTTTTTAAAATGTGTATTTGAAAGACTAAATAATTATTTTTATCTATAATAAGTATTGAATTCTTTTCTAAATCATTATATATTTTATTTAATGTTCCTATTTTTTTTTTTATTTTAGAAATATTTTTATCTAAAAAATTTAGATTATCTATTATTTTATTTGTTTTATCTGTTATATTATCGTAATTCATATTATTATACTACATATTCATTTTACACCCAAAATTAAATATTATAATATTATAATATTATATGGATATTCTCGATAATTCATATTCATTTTGTGAATATTTAGTAGAAAATGTTATACCTGTTAAAACACAACTTAAATTTCGACAAATTATAAAAGATACTATTATATCAAACACTTCATTGCCAGATGTAATGACTATTGATTATATAGATAATTTAATGAATCCAGATATTTTATTTATGTTATTTGAATTATATGATAGCTATTTTTATGAAAATAAACTTAAAGAAAATATAGAATTAAATGGATGTAGTATTAGTATATGTGCAAATAACACGTGTACTTCTACTGCTGGTGTATGTAAATGGATAAAAGGTACCGGTAAAAATAAATGCTTTACTATTGAACTATCTAAAAAGGTATTTGTTAAGGCATTTACAAATAGTAAATTTGTTAAAAAAATAAATGGTGGATTAGAATGTAATGATTTATTAGATTGCTTTTTACTAACATTTGAACACGAACTTTTACATGCTATTTTAATGTGTTTTTGTCCAGATTGGACCGAAGATAAAAAGTATGTTTGGGGAGACGGTAACAAATACAATTCTAAACCATATGTAAAAGGTCCAAGTAAATGGACTAGAGAATCGCACGCTAAATCAGGACATAGTAGTACATTTATGTCTATATTGTATAATATGTTTGGTCAAACAGAGTATAAACATGGATTATTTGGAATAGACACAATAATTGATACAACAAAATTAATAAAACATCTTAATATCGGTGATATTATTAAAGTAAGATTAAACGAAAAACAAGACTACAAAGATATTATTGATAGACAAGGATTAATTATAGAAAAAATAAAAAAAAAAAAGGTAAATGCAGTAATACAAGTACTAGAACAAGAAAAGGAACATGTAAATAAAATAACTCTTACATTTAATGTGAATATAAAGGCAATTATATCAATCAATGGAATTCCGATTGAAGAATTTTTAGAAAATATAGAAAAATATAATAGTTCTAAAAAAACAATATCATCAGTTGCAATACCTCCATCGGTATCACCTCCGGAATATGTAAATATAAATAATTTATCACCTATAAATAATAGTTCTAATATAATACATCCACCATCTGTATCACTACCTAAATATTTAACATCAATTAATATACCTAATAAATTAGCCTTTATAAAATCAAACCTCAAAATTAAAGATATAATATCATTTAAAGGAAAACATAGTAAAATTATGACGGCAAATGTATCCAAAATTAATATAAAAAATATTAAAGCATCATCTCTACCTGGTTCCATTTTAATTAATTGGGTTATTCCAATACCATTAATATTAACTATAAATGGTATTACAATTGAAGAATTATATTCTAAACACACTAAGTCTATTACTCCAAAACCTATTACTCCAAAACCTAAGACAAAGAAGAAAAAATTTAATGTGAAAAAGCATACAAAAACAAAAATGGCTGGTATAGTTGATAAACAAGGAAAATCACATAAAAGTAAGGTTATAAAAGCAGGTCAATGTATATTTCCATTCAAATATAAGGGAAAAATACATAATGATTGTATTCCACATGAAAATGGTGACTGGTGTCCAACTAAACTAAAACCATCACAAACCCGTGATACCTGGGGATATTGTGACTAAGTTATAGTATAATAAATATATTATAATTATATATGACCGAAACTGTTAGTGCATCTAAAAAAACATTAAAAGCTCTAAATACTAAATATGTGAATGATGAAAAGTACCGGAAAATAATGAATAAACATATACCACTATCAAATATATCGAGATGGAATGGGTGTGTTAGAAATACTGTATTGTTAAAACAGTCATTCAAAAAAAAATGGTATTCACCTGAACCAGATATATCTGAAATACCAGATAAAATTATATTATCATCGCGTAAAAAATCACGACATTGTCGCAATCTTATAACTAAACAATTTTTGGTAAAAAAAATGTCTAAAAAACAAAAAGAAATAATTAAAAATAAATTGATAGAAGCCGAAGAATCAAAAAAAGATTTAGAATTGAGAAAATTAGAAGTTAAGAAAAAAGTAATCAATAATATATTTTTTAATGATATAGGTGGAAATGAAGTATCTTTAGGTGATTATTATAAAGATAAAAAAATAGATAAAAGTATATCTAATTCATCATTAAATAAAATCGCAAAAAAACTATTTAAATTTGATAAAAAAACTAAAATAATGTTTAGCCCACCATATACAACCTTTAATATAAAATTTGAAGACAGTAGATTAGGTAATTTGTACTCTATTATTAAAACACCTATTAAAATCACTATAATTATATTATAGTTTTTTTCTTTCTTTTCCTTTTTGTTTTGTTAGATTTACAGTTTTTGTATGGAGCACATGATGATCTCATAGTAAATCCTTTTATTTTAGATTTACATTGGTTAAATGTATATTTACGAGGTAATTTAAATATCTTTTTGTCGCTTTGTCGAACGCATTTTTTAGAACGTTTATTTTTACAACAATCTATCATATAATATATTAAAGAAAATTGATATTAAATATATATTGTAATTAATAAGCAAATGAAACGTTATACATCTCTTATTAGAAAAACATTATCATTATTCAAACATGAAGACAAAACTGTATTAGGAAGATGGAGCATAAAAGACAATAAAGATATTAAACAATCATTAGCTAATATGGATAGTTGTGGAGATTCATTGTGCGGGACTCCTTCAAAATATACAGACGCTATAAATAATGTATTAAATAAAAAAAAATAATACTACTATTTAAAGATAAAACACGTTATTATTTGTAGAATGAAAGATAACTTTAAATCATCTTTTGTAATTAATAATCGTGTTTTTGGAATAATAAATAATATAGATTTGATGAAACATGATATATTGATTCCAAATGAACAAAGAATAAAAGATAATGATAAAATTAATGAAATTGTTCAATATCAAGAACAATATCACAAAACACATAACTATTTTAATTTTTTAGGTTCCATAAATATTCATAAACATAATAATCGCTATTATTTAGTTGATGGACAACATCGATTCAATGCTTTAAAAAAATTAAACGCAAAAGGATACACAAAAATAGATGTCATTATTGAATTAATTAGGGTTGATTCTATAGAAGACCTTAAATCAAATTACAAAGTCATAAACAAAAATACACCATTACCAGAGTTCCCTGATACAATAGATAAAAATATTCCAGAAAATGTGGCGCAATATTTTTTTGATTCATATCCTAATATTTGGTCTAATTCTAATACTATGAGAGTTAGAAGACCACACCTTAACAAAAATAATTTTCAAGAGTCATTGGGCATTTTAACCGAAAAATTAAATATAGATTCTGTCCATGAATTAAAAACATTAGTTGAAGATTATAATACTAAATTGTCAAAATGGGATTTCAATAATTTTCCGAAATTTAATACCTTTAAAGATCCAGAAAAAATACAATCTAAATGTATTAAAACTAAATTATATTTAGGATTATTTACACATAAATCAAATGGATATGGATATGATTGGGTTAAACATATAATAAGAGAACAAACTGGTAAAGAAATTAAGGAAACTAAAAAAAGACACTATCGTAAAAAAATACCTAAAAATATTAAAGATGAATGTTGGTACAAATACATTGGTAAACATATAGGTGCGGTTAAATGTATTTGTTGTAATATAACCGAGATTACCCAAACTAAATTTGAAGCTGGTCATATTATTCCATATTCTAAAGGTGGTCCAAATACAATCGATAATTTATTACCAATATGTGGTGGATGTAATAGATCTATGAGCGATAAACATATGAATAATTATATTTCAGAATATCATCCTGACAATATTAGTAATTACAACAAACAACATTATCAAATATTATGTTAATTAATAATTAAATAGCCAATAGTACAAAAATAAAATCTAATAGTATAGTATAAAAATGCCTAAAAGTAAAAAAAATATGCGTTCACAAGGAAAAAAAACTGGAAAAAGTAAACGAAAACTTAATGCCTATTTTAAACAAATGTTATCAGCTAAAAAACAAGGATTATCGTCATTTTCTTACAAAAATAAAACTTATTTCGGACAAAAGCATCCTACACTTGGTATGATATACAAAAAACAATAATTATCTATTATTCAATAATATTAATTCGCATTCCTTTTTTATTTGTTCATGTAATTTATTATTTTTCTCATCAAATTGATCTCTAAACTTTTCATATTTATTTTTATTCATGTTTGTAAATTTATCTTTACATTTATTCTCATAGTGTGTATCTAATATAAAATATTTACCATCTACTAAATCATTTATTACATCTTTTTTTGTTTTGTAAATCCATTTATTACCACTAAATATTTTTATTTTATCTTCCTTTTTGTTTGGTAATAATATATTTTTATTTTCAGGTTTACAACTATTGAAATGTACATGTTCTATTAATTTAGGAATCATATTGAAAGGTCCTTTTAGTAAAATAGTTTTAAGATTATCTGTTATGTAACTTATATCTTCATTTCCATAATTATTCAATTGAATATTATTTATATTGTTATTTGTTATATTTGTTGTCCCTACTTTATCTATTAATTTATTAATATGTAAGCTTTGTTCGTTTACAATCGATTTCAATTCTTTTATACAACTATTTTCTTCATTTTTAACCTTACAATACAACCTTTTATGTCTATACATACTTTGTTTTGATTTAAAATTTTTATTGCATTCGGTACAAATATATTTTTTGTGTATACTTTGTGTATAGTTGTGTATACTTTGTGTATACTTTGTGTATACTATTGGTTCATTTTTATTTTCGTACGTCATTTTCTTATAATTATTAATATGTTTTATTGTTTTAAGGTGTCGAATATAATTACTTTTTAGAGGTGTAAGGAAACTACAACACTTACATTCATATGATACCATTATATATAATAAAAAATATATTTTTAAATACATTTATTATTCATTTTCATTCTTTTTTCATTCTTTTTTATTCTTTTTTATTCTTTTTTATTCTTTTTTTT